CAAACTACCCCTCAGGGGGAGATCGTCGTGCCACGGGCCTGTAGAAAGCGCCTGGTGAAGACTACAGGCAGGTTAAAAGGCGCCTATCTAAGAGGGTTCAGGCCGAAAAGTTGGTATGGGCAAATTCACCAAACAATTCTCTGGCGTGTTTGTCATAAACGAGAGCGGCTTCGATTTCGGTATTGTAATGACCAAGATATATCAGTTTTCCATTCTTGCAAATGTGCGCTTGCCAGTTCCTATCGTTTTTCTGCCACGATGCGCCTTTATATTTATTCGATATGCGAGTGCCGCTGTATTTGCGGGCATTGGCCATATTTTGACTGCGACTACAAATTCGTAGATTCCTCCGTTGATTGTTCAGGCCGTTGCCATCCTTGTGGTCGGTTTGTTTGCCCGAGGGCACATTCAGTATCTCTCGGTGCATCCAGATACTTATCTGTTTGTCGTTAATTATCACAGCGCGTAATGCGTACCATTTTAATCTATTTTTAACAGCGCACCATTTGAACTGTGATAGCCGGTCAAAATCCTCGTCATCTACGATAGCAACTTTGCCCTGCGTAAGCGGTATGGTTTTCATCCTTGAATCTCCAATAATTAAACCGGGGCGTATTGCCGGACAGTTCTCTCTATCCGACCCCGGAGATTTCCGAGCGCGTTAGCATAGGCCCCCCCACCGGCAATTTGTGCAATCTCAAGCTCCCTGAGAATATCCTTGAGCGCCGTCATCAATTTGTCGAATCGCTCTGCCCGATACCTATCAACGCAGTCGTAACATAATAGCGCTATATTTTCATCGGTCAACATTATCATCTCCTTTTTGATTCGGACTTCGCAATCAGAATCAATACAAACAATAAACAGAAACACACGGTACAGAGGTCAATCAGGCGTTGCATTAAGCGCATCCCTTGACGATTATCATAAATACAATCACCGCCAGGCTAAACACCAATGCGGATAGATTGAATTGCTTTTCACTCATTTTTTAGCCTTTCTCTGTTTTTTCGGTTCTCTACGATTCGCCGGGATTGACGATCCCCGGCGCGCCCGATACAAACTACCCTTGTTTTGCCTCTGCCTCGGCGATAGCGGTTTCCAACCTCGCCGTCAACACCGCTGCTTCCAAAAGGCTCAACCAGGGTGATGCCTTTATACCCAACTCATTGCATATTTTAGTGAGCCGCTCCAATGAGAGTTCGCATGCCGCCAGCAGTTTGGCGTTATTTTGACGTAATTTCTGTAACTGAAATTCGTGCCAACAGAACCAACACCAACCATTCGGCTTCCCATACACATCAACTGTATCATAGGGGCCATCGTGTTGTCCCGGTATGTGCTTGCCAGGTAAGTCGATAAAGTGTTCGCAATCGCCACGACCGGGGCCAGCATAGAAACAACCATCGTCCCTATGTTTTGTTTCACTCATCTTCAACCTCACCTTTCTTAAAAGGCCCTGATGGTAACATTGGTCGCTTGAAGATCCATATTCGCCAGAGGATTGCTCGCAGGTAAAAAGCAACTATAACCTGTTACGTACTTTGCCCACTCCACGAATTTGTCGTAAGGCGTCCCCTCTGGTATTTCGACTCTAATCGTTATTGTATATTCGCTCATATCAAACCTCACTTTCTCAAAAGGCCCCGCTGCGCTTCCGCGCTTTTCACGGCGGGCGGGGGCAGCCGGTTGGAGTCTATCCCACAACTTCCTTAATAACGGCCAAAATATCAAGTACTTGGTGAGCCTCCGCCGCCTCCGCCGCCAGGGCCGCCGCCTCCGCCGCGGCGACCTCCGCCGACCAAGCCTCCGAGGTCGCCTCCGCCGCCAGGGCCGTCGCCTCCGCCGCCAGGGCCGCCGCCTCCGCCGCCAGGGCCGCCGCCTCCGCCGCCAGGGCCGTCGCCTCCGCCGCCCACGCCCCCGCCTCCGCCGCCAGGGCCGCCGCCTCCCAAGCCCTCCACGCCGCCTTCGCCGCCGCCGTCTTCGTGCGGTTTGTCCCATTCAGCCAATTCTCCGCCCAAATAACAAAATTCGGCTCGGAATGCAGTCCCTGCACGCATCGAATGCCAATCTCGACGCGTTGTGTTGGAGTAATGAGGGACAACGGCAACTCTGTTAACAGTCTGGCTCGGCGCGCGCCGCCCTTTGTAGCATCCACTTTGGTATCCCCGTCGATTTCAATTTCCCACAGGCGCGGCTTGTCGATATTTGCATGAATTGGGTTGAAAAAGACGGCCAACAACGGATCGTCGTAAAAATGAATCCAACCGTCTGAACACAAACTCTGGGCCAACTTGCCCGGTGCTTGCACCCATTCCCCGACTACCCACTGGCAACCCATGTGTGTTTGCAGATTCTGGTCCGTCAGTTTGTATTTCATTTGTGTCATAGTCTTTACTCCAATAAAGTGTTTCATTTTGTAACGGGTTCAACAAGGCCCCAGAGTTATCATCCGAGCGCTTTTGACGCCGCAACTGCACCGCCGGGGTCAAGAGCTTTCAGTTCGCTCATTCGCTTGCCAAAGTATTCCCCTGATTCGCCCTCGAACATAGGAGTCCCGGACGGGGCGAATCGCCATTGCTGTAGCAGGGAGTAATACGTTCGGGCATCAATTTCAGCTTTGAGTTCCGGTGTTAAGTCCATTTTCCTACCCTTTCAAGAAAAGGCCCCGGCTCGACTACTAAACTTGGGCGAGCAAGGTAGGTGAGCCGAGCGCGGGGCCGCGTGATTATTGTTTTGAATGTGTTCGCCCAAGTTCATAATCACAAAGTATCATATCAGCGCAGCTTCGTCAAGGAAAATCTTTGCAGAATGTGAAAAACCTTTTCACTTGACACCTACGCCGTAAGAGGTATATCTTATGGGGTATGCGAAAAACGAGGCCACATAACCTCACAATCAAACAGCAAGTCTTTGTCGGCGCGTATGTCGCCAACGGCTTCAATGGGACTCAGGCTGCGATTACAGCCCAATACGCACCCCAGAGGGCACGGTCCACAGCATCCCGGATGCTGGCAACAAACGGCAACGTCCAGAAAGCCATAGCGGAAAAGCTCAAACCGCTTGTCCGCAAACACAACATAAACGCGGATAATATCATCGCAGAATTCACAGAGATTGCTTTTGCCCGCAAGAAGCGTCCCTGGGGTAGAAATACGATGCAGGTGCATACACATAACAAAATCAGTGCGCTCACACAGTTGGCCGAGATATGCGAAATCATCCGCCGGCATGATGCGCCCCAGCAGCAGGCGCAGCAAGTGGTAGTCAATATCATAGCAGACGGCAAACCTATTAAGGCGGATATTGTAGATGACGACGCCCGAACTGACAGACCGGCAGATACAAGCCTTGCAAGCCTTGAATGACCGCACCGTGACCGATGTACTTTATGGCGGGGCTAAGGGCGGGGGCAAGAGCTGGTTTCTATGCTGGTGGGCATACTGGCTCGTACAACAGATCATCGAGCAGTTCAACTTACAACCGACCGACACCCCGCCGCATATTGGATTCATAGGTCGAAAGCAGTCTGTTGATTTCACAATGACAACGCTCCAGACGTGGCAGGAGATAATACCCCGCGCCAGCTATACTATCAAAGGCGCGACCGACCGCCATCCGAAACACATTCTCATCGAGGGCCGCGCCGCAATAGACTTCGGCGGATTCGATAGACAAGAGACGGTCAACAAGTTCAATAGCGCCGAGTATGTCTTTATCGGTGTTGACCAGGCGGAGGAGCTTACGCAGGATGATGTTTCTATTCTCCGTGCGTCGCGCAGAATGAAATTGGGCGGCAAGCAACTGAGGTATAAGGGGTTGTTCACGGCGAACCCGGCGCCAAGTTGGCTCAAGCCTGAGTTCATCGACGCCCCGCCGCCTCAGAATAGATTCGTACAAGCCCTGCCTTCAGACAATCCGCACCTGCCCACTACTTACGTCGGAATACTCCAAGAGGCGTTCAAGCACAGGCCGGAATTACTCCAAGCCTATCTGTACGGCTCTTGGTCGAGCGTAGAGGGTCCGAATCAGATTATCAAGTCGCAGTGGCTGGTAGATGCCAAGATAAGACGGCCACAAGAATATCTTCGCACATATCTGGTATGCGACCCGGCGGGAGAAGGCGATGACGAGTGTGTAATCTATCTGATGCACGACTCCGAAATCGCCGAGAAGGTGATACTGCCCTATTGTAAGACCACGCAGATAAGCAATTGCCTCGCCCGGCTAAGCCGGCAGAACGATAATTGTATGGCGGTGGTCGAATGTATCGGAGCAGATCTGGGTTTTGGCGTGCTTTCGGAGCTGCAGGAATTAGAGGTCCCCACAATACGCTACAATCCCGCTGGCGCTTCCAAACAACCGGAGAAGTACGTCAATCTGCGGGCCGAGGCTTGGGACACAGCGGCGAAGGCGCTGTGTGAAGGAATGCTGCCGCAGTCAAATTCCCTCTTGACAATGGCAAGTTCATACATTACTTTGGAAACTCAGTTATGCGTCCCGACCTATAAATTCGCAGGCGCAAAGATGCAGATTGAGGCAAAGAAGGACATAAAGAAGCGGCTGGGCAGGTCGCCCGACCACGCAGATACCTTCATAATGGCCTTGTGGGCCTGGCCCCAAATCAAGAGCAGTAAGCAAGCGAGGAAAGAACAAAACGATTTAGCCGCCCTCAGTGAAAGATATGCCAGCCCGTTCAGCATGAGGTAGTATGAAAGAACACGAACTGATTGCCGATTACGAGGAGTTGTTCAACGACTACAAAGGTGCGTGGAGTCCTTACCTCGTAGAGGCCGATTCGGATATGGAGCTGCACTTAGGTGCACACTTCTCGTCCGCACAGGTGGCGCAGGCCAAGAAGACGGGCCGCTCCTTAGTTCCCTTCCCGAAGACAACAAGGCAGGTAGAACTATTGCACGGGTACGAAATCAAGAACAGGCACATCCTCAAGATTGGCGCAGTCGGCAAAGAGGATGACATTGCCGCCCGGCAGCACACGGGCATCATAATGCAACAGATGGCCCAGGGCGGCTATGATATGCTCAGTGAGACCTTCAAATGGGGGGCCCTGGTAACAGGGTCGAATCTCTTTGAAGTGTATCTTGACCGCGAAGGACGAGTGCAATTTGGCCGTCGGCCACACAATGGATTCATGCTCGACCCCGGTTTCACGCTGCCCGACCTATCAGACTGCCGGCACATATTGACGGGCAAGTGGCTTCACGAAGACGCCGTGAAGAAACTGCTGCCGACCGAGGCCGACAGGATAGACAAGATTCCGCCGATGAACGCCCGCAGGTGGACAGACAGCTTTCAACTGGCCCGCAAGGACTATATGCGGTGTTATGAGGAGTGGTGGTCTCTGATTGAGGAGTTCAAGAGTTTCGTCATAAACCGCATGACGGGCCAAGAAATCGAATGGGAGCAATTCGTCAAGAACGCGGTAGTGGGCGGGGCGCGTAACGCTCAGGCTATTCTTGATACAATGCGGATGCCGAATGGTATGCCGATATTCAGTAAATTCCAGAAGCCGGTCCGCCGCATCGAATTGAAGTGCTTCGTTGATGCCGAGCCGGTGTGGGAAGGCCCGAACCCCACGGGGATTGACGAGTACAACTTCGTATGGGTAGGCGGTGAATGGTGTCCCGAATGTCCGCGAAGCGAATTGAAGCTCCGAAGCTTAACGCGCAAATTGCATGAGCAGCAATTCGCTCGCGACAAGCGTATCAATCAAGCCATAGACATTATCGAATCAAGTATTCAAGCCGCAAAAGTTGCAAGACAAGGTTCACTGGTCAATCCCGACGATGCCTATAAGAGTGGCCAAGGTCATACAATTTGGGTAAACAAAGACTTCGCCGGGACTTTGCAGGATGCAATATATCAGCTCACCGGCCCCAGCCCAAGCGAGGGAGTCTTTCAACTTATCGAACTGATGGACCGGGAGGAGACTGAGGCTACAGGACTCAATCAAGAGGTATTTGGAGGGGATGAGGGGGACAGGCCCGCGATTCTCTCCGTATTCCGGACCGGCCAGGCCCTTACGGCGCAACAGAGCATATTCCAGGGCTTCCGGCGCGCCAAGTGGCAGGTGGGAATAAAACTCGTTAAGATGAACCAGGCGAATATGACGCCGAAGATGGTGACGCGTTGTATCAATGAGCAACCCGCCCCCGGATTCTATGAGCCGGACTTTACCCGTTTCGACTGCAATCCGACCGAAGGACTGCTCACCGATAGCCAGCGACATCTCAATTACCTCGAACTAAAGGAGCTTTACACATTGTTCCCGGACGCGATTTCGCCGAGTTTCATAATCGAGGCCGCCCCCGTCCAATTTCCCGAAAAGCTAATCGCCAGTATCAAGCAGAAGGAGCAAATGGCAAGCCAGATGGCGCAGGCCCAACTCCAGACTAAGGAGGCTATGGATTCGATACTCTTGGCTCAGGCGCGACTTGATAATGCCCGGGCGCAGGCAGAACTTGCAAGCATCCCTCTTGATAACGCAAAAACGATTTCAGAATTGCAGAAGATTCGCGCGGAACCGCGATTGAGCGCGATCGATAAGTATCTACAGTTATTGGAGATTCTCCAGGCCTCGCAGCAACAAGCAAATCAACAAATAGCAAGGACGGCGCGATGAGCTTTACGGTCGCACAATCGACAAAGTGGGATAACATCAAGCCAGTGCTCAGGAGCATATCCTTTGTTATGGTGATATTGCTGAGCCTCTTTGCCGCAATAATGGCATCTGAAACTCTTTGCTGGTGCAAGGTCGCCTGCGGCAATGGCGTGATTGACTGCATGTCGGGCTTGCACTGCGTCTGGATATTTCTGTCGGCAGCGCTTATATGCAGCCTTGCCAGCTTTGCTGCGGCTATACCGCTTCATATAATCTCGTACATCAGCCCGTGTTCGGCGACGAGATTGATATGCGCGTCGTGCGTTTCCGCCCTTAACACTTTTCTTCCACTTGGCAAATGCCTTACGAAAAACTGCCTTGCCTTTTTCAGATTGCGCATATTTGCGAACCGATTCCTTGCGTTTTGTGCTTTGCCGATATGCGCGAAGATTATCCTTGCCCGTTTGTGTTTGCCGGTATGCTTTGTTAGCGGCGTTAAGGCAGATTCTACACCAGCTTTGCAATCCGTCGCTATGTCTGGCGTCAAGAGAGAACTCCGAAATCTGTTTGATTTGGTTGCATTTCGGGCAATACTTCGATATGATTGCGTCTGGCATAATCTTTTCCCTTCAAAAAGTTTGGGGCGGCCCGCAAGCTACGAACTTGCGGGCCACTCCGGCCATTATACTACCCAGCAAGCCGCTCAGCAACCAGTAAGGCAAGGAGGCGCATAATGCCGCTGACCAAAAAAGGGATGAAAGTCCGGCGGGCGATGCGCAAGCAATACGGCGCAAAGAAGGGCGACCGCGTCTTTTTCGCATCCCAGAACAAGGGTACAATTAAGGGTACACACAAAAAGAGGAAACGCAAGCGATGATAACCCCCGGTCTATTGCAGAAGCTAATGTCGAATAAGCCCCGCAACGAGAAGGCGAAGATACTTCGTCCCTGCGAACCAGGGTGGTGCAGTATGCCCAAGGGTATCATATTCGAGGTTATGGCAGTAATCGCCGACGCCGCAAAACAGAAGAAATGCAAGGCCGCGGATTTATGCGTCGCAGCGCATTTGGCCGATGATAAGTTGCAGATGGTCAGGATATATGATAAAGTCCCCAAAAGATTGAATGGCTGGCTGCGCGTTAAAGCCGCCTGGAATGTACTATTAAGGGGAAGAATATGAGAAGGATTTTTGTCACCGTCATTTTGTGTATAGTTTCTCTGGTTCTTGGTATGTTGGCCAGGGGAATGTACAACAACTATGCCGCAGGGAGCAAATTGACCGAAGAAGCGCGCCGCGCATCGTATCTGATGCCGCAGAAAGACAGCCCCACCTGGAAGGATTGGACGGCCAAATATGGCGACACCGCCGACTCGTGGGAATTATTCAGTATCGCCTTCCATACGCGCTATTTAGGGGAACTCAATCAAAGAATCACGAAGTTGGAGAAGGCGCGGGATGTCAATGAACCTAATCCACCTGCTAAAACAAATTGAGTGCATTTTTGAAGGAAATTAGACAATGGACATTCAGAATCAAGAAGACGTAAAAATTGAGGTTCAGCCCGTCACTGAGCCTACAGGCGATACCGGCCAGTTCGCCTCTGGTCAAGGCGTGATAGAGAATCAGCCCGCCCCTGACCAAAATCAGGCAGTACCCTACGAGCGATTCAGAGAAGTGAACGAGGCCAAGAAAGTCGCCGAACAGGAGGCCGCGAATCTGAGGGCGCAATTCTCATTATTGCAACAAGCGCCAGTCGCGCCGCAACCACAAGGCCCTTCGGATATATTCGCCGAGGCCGGACTTGGCGACGATGACATTCCCACTGTGAAACAGGTCAGGCATTATGCCCGCACCATTGAACAGAGGGGAGCCGCCATTCAACAGTTCTCGGCCCGCGACCAATTCGTCAATTCAAAGGCGGACTACGAGGAAGTTGTCGGGACAAAACCAAGCGCAGGGGGTTTTGTTCCGTCGGCGCACTTCGCCAAAGTCCTGCAAGCCGACCCGGAATTGATGCACGAATTGACCAACCCGATAACGGCCCCCCGAATCGCGTACAGGGCGGCGAAAGCCTTCAAAGCTCAACAGGAGCTTGCAGAGGCCCGCCAGCAGACCAATCAACGTGACATAAATCAGCAAGTAAATCTAAGAACGAATCCCTTACCGGCCTCTGCGGTCGGCGGGGGCGGGGCAGTCCAGAGGGGCAGTGAATTACTCGGACTCGACGCCTCGAAACCCGAAGACCGAGCGAGAATCCTCGCGCTTACCGAACGCACGTTCCGGTAGGGAAAAGGAGTTTGAGTTATGAGTGACAACACTATCACCACGACCGCACGACTTGACCATCCAGTCGGGATACACGCGATTCAGCGTTTCCTGGCCTATATGATGCCCAAGCTCGTGCATGAACAGTTTAGCGATGCGATCGATATGCCCACGGGCGAAGGCAAGACCGTCAAGTGGCGCAGATGGACCCCCCCAACGGCCCAAACGACCCCGAATGTCGAAGGGGTTGATGGTTCCCCCGTTGTACCCAGCAAGACGGATTTGCAGGTCGATCTCGACAGGTACTCGGCCTGGGTGAAATGGACGGAGTGGC